CTTTACACCCCAAGGAAATAAATACTTTACAAACGCCAAAGGATTATCTTTTAATGTCGCACTCCATAATATTGACATTAACTGCTGCTCATCTTCTGGCTTGTATATTGTCGTCTGCATCAATTACTCCATTTAAATTTAGATTGACCAGTAACTTCTTGCCATTCTCTGCCTGGCCTAGTTTGCCAACCCAAACCAGTTGAGCCTTTTAACTCAGCAATTATTTTCCAACCCGCGCCTTTTAATGATGCGCCAGTTTCTGATTGCAATGTATAGGTAATAATCTTTTTCCATCCTAATGCTTTAGCAGCTTGCCAGCATCGCGCATACAAAAATGAACATGAACCTTTTGGCGCACCATCTACAACGCAACACCGTATAACTTCTACCGTTTCACCATTGTCTAAATGCCTAGATACTGGCCTAGACACAATGGCAACACCAACTAATGTATCTCCATCAGATACACCAACCGCAAACAAACCACCAATAGGCGGCTTATTGTGCCTATGAAAGTTACGGACAAATTCAATTGCCTCAGTCAATTTCATTGGCACAGCATGAAGTTGCATAAGTTATTTGTAAAAAAATAAAAATGTGCGCGGGGGCTCCGTAACCGTTGGCCCTATCGCCCTGGCCCTCCCCCCCCGGCCTAGCCTGCATCGTCTGCACTGGGCTGCGCCCCTGGCTGTGCAAGCCTAGGCGTGACGTCCAGTACATCAACTAGCCTGGCCTGGGCGGCTTGTAGGGCCCCTGTAATGGATATGCGGGTATCGGTGACAGACACATCAAGCCGATCGCCATAGACCTTTGGTGCCAGCTTGCTGGCGCGCCATCGCATTGAATCAAGCACGACACGTGCGGCATGGCTATCCATAGTGCCAGCGCTCACAGCCTCCTCTACAGCCTCCATTCGATCGAATAGGGTATCGGCTTGAGCAACTCTGGCGCGCGTGTACTTGACGGCAAATTGGCCGTCGGCAACGATCCACCGTTGAACGGTGCGGAAATCCGGCATCCCATCGTCTGAGCAAACCTGGCGCAACGATCGGCCAGTCTGGATAGCATCCACAACCCTATCTTGTATCTCCGCCACATCATCCGTTGCATACGCCATGTTAGTAATCCCCAACTTAAGTTACTGACCGACCGGTTATTAAAGCACTGTTTTAGCCCACAACGATCATACATAGTTTGCACTACCTATAGGTAGTAGTGCAATGTATGTATGGAATCGCTGTTTTTGTCCGGTTCTTCCACAATGCACAGTTTATACACAGTTTAAACTATGTAAGGGTAAACACTTAGTAAATACTGCAATAAAACCTGTCGCATGCTACAAAATCCGTTACACTGGATGCTCACAACAACCAACCAGGACAAACAAATGAGCAAGTCAACCCAACGCGAATTGAACAACATCGGTACATACGTACAAGCGGGCATGATAGGCACCGCCGCGCGCGCCGCGTCTGCACTGGTACGCGGCCAGATGCGTGATTCGGTTAAGCGCACGCTGTTGGAGACATATGAAGCATGGCCCGAAATGCTTGCGCATCCAGACTTCATTGTCTAAAAATAAACGGGGCTTCGGCCCCATCAATCAACCCAACCAGGACAAGATCATGCAAAAACTCAGCACACCAGCGAATCAGGCCCGGATCCGCGCCATCGTGGCGCAATGGAATGCCCAACCGCGCCAGATACGGGGAAATTCCTCCCCCTGGGCGGCGATGGAGCAAAAAGGCGGCCAGTGGATTTTTTACGTGAAGGGAGACATGGTTCAGGGCAACGGCCCTGAGCCACATAAAGAAGTCAACCTGTGGAAGCACGGGTACCAATACTGACAGTCTCACTTTATGCCACCTAGTCCGGTGGCATATGGGGAAATTGTCCCGGTAACAGGAAAACATCATGAAGCAGACCGTAAACCTCGAATCATTCATGCAAGCATTCCATGCATATAACCGTTATGAGCAATTCGGTTATCAAGCTTTGAAGGTGCTTTTTGAGTATTTTGAAGAATGTGATCCAGGCATGGAATTAGACGTTATCGCTATTTGCTGCGATTATTCGCACGATGACGTGATGGAGATTGCGAATAATTACAGCATCGATCTGTCAGATTGTGCCGAAGCTGAGGATCGCGCCGATGTTGTCCGTGACTGGCTAAATGAACATACATCCATTGTTGGTGAAACCGATACGGGTTTTGTGTATTGCTCTGCGTTCTGAGCGTAATTAACCTAATGCCCTATGGATTAGGGCATTGAGGCAATTATGCCTATCAACCAACCTAGGAAAATCATGGAACACGCTACCGCTATCGACACCACTACAGTTACCATCGACAATGATTTAATGATCATGCCTGGCCATCTTGCTGCCATTGCCATGTTCGCAGCAAAAAAAGACATACGGTCCTATTTGATCGGTGTTTGTATTGATACTGGCCCTTCTGGTACGTTTCTAGTGGCCACCTGTGGCCACACTGTTGCCATACACCAGATAGACACTGTGGCGCGTACAGTAGGCCAATTTATCATGCCACTGGTGCCACTTGCCAGCATGATCAAGGCAAACAGGCGCATCGGTATCAAGTTAACCCTTCCTGCTGGTTTTTCCGGAAGGTACGATTCAAAGGTTAAGCGTCAAGTAACGCTCGAATCACTCAAAGGTGAAATTTCCATTGTGTCCGAGCTTGATGGCATCTTTCCCGATTGGCGCAGGGTTGCCAAGCATGATGATGCACCATACCCGCATCATGTATTTTTTGATACCCGATACCTATCTCTGGTGTCCGATGCTGCAAACGTAATTAGTCAACGTAAATTCCCGGTCCAGGTCCGCCCAGGTGGCACTAGTTGCGGGTTTGCCCATCTTGATTTCGAAGGCAAAACTGTGGTTTACATCATGCCACTGCGCGCAACTATTGACGAACTGCCGAGCAAACCAGGCATGACGTACTAAAAACCCTATGGGACTACGGTCCCATTTTTAGGAGCATCAACCATGAAAACCCTACTTCACGCCATCATTGGCGCGGTCCTTTTTGGGCTGCCTTTTGTAATTTACTTCTGGAGCATGACACCATGAAAAATCACAAAATCCTACGCGTTGCTTTACGCGCCAAGTATGGCGCGCATCATTACCGCATAACTCAAAATGATATGGTGCATATTTATGGCGTTATGCCGAACAGCGCCACGGTCGGATGGTGGATGATGGGTGATATCCTCATTGCCGAACTGTGGATGGGTTTAGCATGACCCCACAATTCGACGATAGCGCCGATAGTTTCGATATGGACCCCGATCCTCCAGACTACCCGGCAGAAATATGCTCGGCATGTTCTGGCAGTGGTGAGGGTCGCTACGATGGCACTAGGTGCCAGTACTGCAACGGCAAGGGAGAACTATGATCGTCCTAGCCCTGCTAATCGCTAGTCTGCTAGCGGTCATATTTAACCTGTAACCCACAAACCCCTAAGCCCCTAAGCCCCTTCATAGGGGCTTTTTAACATCCAAAAAGGGAGAGAAAGGGAAAGAAAGGGAGAGAAAGGGAATCCCTTCATAGGGGCTTTTTAACGTCCAAAATCTGCCGTTTGGCATCCTCGAAACCACGCCCGATGATGACAGTGTGACCTATCCCTTGCAGGTAAGCTATCCAGTCCTTTTGCACTGGTGACACCACACCACCGGCTTCGCGTTTCATCTCCACCCATAGCGACCACGCAGGAACGAATAAATCCGGTATCCCTGCCTGTACCCCTTCTGACTTCAATGATGCTCCTTGCGCCATGCTACGCCCCCCCCCGTTTGGTATGGCGAAGATACGGGTACCAGGGTACTGGCGGCGAAACCAGGACACTAACCGGACTTGCTCTAAATGTTCTGATGGTAGGGTTGCCATATCAAAATGGAACCTCTTCCACCCACAGCGCGCACCCTCCCGGCTCCGATGCGAACTCAGGCGGTGGCTCTGCGTTGAATTCCGCGCACAACCCTTGCTCGGTGTAATGGTCGCAAGTGTGACAAACCCTTGGTGGCTCGGCCCTGAGTGTGGCGCGGTAGTAAGTAACGATCGCGGGTTCGGGGTGACGGTTCATGGTGTCCAGCTCCTGTTGATGATGCTAAAAAATTTACCTTCGCGGCGAAACTCTATTAGTGATGGCGGCTTGCCCCCAGTCAGTTCTTGCGCCATCTCATGTAGGTCGGCCATGCCATAGTCCAGTGCCACGCCTGACTTATGGGCAATGTCGGCAAGTAGCCTACGCGATTTTTCCCCCGCATACCCATCATGGGTAACGGCCAGATATTCCGTTACCGGGATATCGGACAACCCCCCGTAGTACGTCAGGGAGAGCATTTCCCGGCCACTGGCGCGGCTGATATGTTTACGCCAGGTCCAAGCGCTCACATCCATGTCAATGCCCTCCACGCCCATAATGTCTAGGTTGCTCAGTTTCAGCGGTGGGCGCTCCGGCTCCGGGAACGGTTCACCGCAGGCCGGACAAACCCGGACACTCAGGGCGCATATCTCCTGGCAGTTGTCGCAGACCTTAACCGGCGCTTCGCCTACCTTGTCACCCTTTTTCGGTGGCGCTCGAACGGCGGTGATTGGCCCATGCTGCTCGACCACACCCGCAAAATCCAACACCAGACAATCAACTTTACCCGGTGCGATCCGCAGGCCACGCCCGGCCATTTGCACGTACAGGCCGGGTGACATCGTAGGGCGCAGCATAGCCACCAGATCAATGCCTGGCGCGTCAAACCCGGTGGTGAGTACATTTGCATTGGTAAGCGCCCGGATCTTGCCTGCCTTAAATTCAACCAACATACGGTCGCGATCGGCGCTCGGTGTTTCGCCAGTCACGCACTCGGCCACAATCCCTTGCGACACCATCGCATCCTTGACATGGTTCGCATGGGCCACACCAGCACAAAACACTAACCACGATTGGCGCTCAGCCCCCAGCTTGATGATTTCGGCCACGACCTTGGAATTCTTGTCGTCGGTGTCCACCGCAGCTTGCAGTTCCGACTCAATGTATTCCCCGCCACGCTTATGCACACCGTCAACTTCCAACTTGGTGGTGGTCAGCTTGCTCCGCAAGTTGCACAAAAAGCCCTTGAAGATCAGTTCCTCGATGCTTACAGGCTCGATCAGCGCATCAAAGATAGCAGGTTTGTCGGTAATGTAGCCATGCCCGAGGCGGTACGGACTGGCGGTCAACCCGATTACCCGCAGGTTCAAGTTAATGACCCGCAGGTCATTAAGCAATGTCCGGTAGCCCCCCTCGTCCTTGTGGCTCACCAGGTGGCA